ATACCGGTAATGAAAAAAAGGTCCTTAAAAAAATCGGGATGACACCTAAGTCTCTCGCCAGTGGCATGGTGAAGGACTCAAAAGCGACCATGCTTAAGGTGCTGGAAGGGATTAAAAATCTTCCTGAAGAAAGCAAATCAAAAGCACTCGAATGGCTGTTCGGAAGAGAGTCGATAAAGGCTATTGCACCGCTTCTTAACAATCTCGACCTGCTTCGCAAAAACTTCGGTAAGGTTGCTGATGCACAGCAGTATGCTGGCTCAATGCAAAAGGAGTATGACTCCCGTGCAGACACTACCGAAAACAAACTCACGCTGATGCAGAATGGCATAACTGCTGTAAGCCTGGCGCTGGGTGATGCACTCACACCTCAGCTTAAGCAGGGCGTTGTTGCGCTCATGCCCTACATAAAGCAAACGGAAAAGTTTGTCAGGGATAACCCAGAACTGGTCAGGTCGATTGCGAAATTCGCTATCTCTCTGATTGCAGTGGGTGCGGCGGTCGGGACAGTTTCGCAGTCTTTCAGAGTGCTTAATATGGTAATGAATCTGTCGCCTGCCAAACTGGCTATAGCTGCTCTTGCTGCCGGTGCCTTGCTGATAATCAACAACTGGGATCAGGTTGGCCCGGTCATTAAGCAGGTCTGGACTGAGATAGACAATGTCGCTCAGAAAATGGGGGGGTGGCAAACCGTTATTGAGGGAATCGGTGCGGTAATGGCCGGTTCTTTCGCCCTTAAAACGATTGGCTCACTTCAGCAGGCCGTAACTCTTGCGAGTTCGCTTTCTGGCTTGCTGGGCTCAATCAGCCGGTTTGGTGCGATGACCATCACGATTGGCATAGCAATCTCACTTCTTAAGCAGTTGCAGGATTTAGACAAGCAGGCAAATGCGCAGGGTGTAAGTAAGGGTGAGTTTCTGGTTAACCGTATGCAGTCACAGGAGCGGGAGCGGGGTTATAACGGCTTCTTTCCGAGACTGCGTGAAATTCTGGGAATGGATAATCCTATCCCTGAAGGACGGTACGATCCAAAAGTAGGCCTTGACCGACCATCCTCTGCTGGTCGACCGCAGGCGGGGGAACTGAAAGTTAATTTTGAGAATGCGCCGCCGGGCATGCGTGTTGCTACTCCAGCAGGCAATGCGACGCCCTGGCTAAGTTATGACGTCGGATACAACCGATTCTCGAACCAATAACCCGCTTCGGCGGGTTTTTTTATTGCCTGGAGCAACTCATGAGCTGGAATGATAATCTGCAGGATGCCTCACTGCGGGGCATTGCGTTTAAGGTGGACAGCGATGAGGCAACCTTTGGCCGTCGCGTGCAGGTGCATGAGTACCCCAATCGCGACAAACCGTGGGCGGAAGATTTGGGCCGCGCGACGCGCCGCTTCAGCGTTCAGGCTTATCTGATTGGCGATGATTTCTTTGAGCAGCGTAACCGGCTGATTGAAGCCATTGAAAAGCCGGGGTCATGCACGCTTGTTCATCCTTACTACGGCGAGATGACCGTGGTAGTAGATGATGCCGTTCGCGTCAGCCATTCACAGAGCGAAGGACGTATGTGCCGCGTCAGCTTCAGCTTCGTTGAGTCCGGTGAATTATCGTTTCCCACCGCTGGACTGGCAACCGGACAGAAACTCACATCGTCAGTTTCATTTCTGGACGATGCAATTTCATCGGCGTTCGGTGCCTTTGGTATGGATGGCATGCCTGACTTCCTGCAGGACGGCGTGCTGGATGATGCGGCAGGCATGTTCAGTACCGTAACCAGCGCCTTTCAGTATGTTGATTCTGGTATCAGCGCCGCATCACGTCTGATGCAGGGCGATTTATCCGTGCTGCTCAGCCCGCCGTCGAGTGGCATGAGCTTTGTTAACCGGTTGCAGACCATGTGGCGCGCCGGAACGCGGCTGACGGGTAACACTTCTGACCTGATGTCGATGATTAAGGGGCTGACCGGTGTCACGATTGATTCGGGTTTGGCTCCGCGCGGCGTCTGGAAAACCGACAGTAAGACAGCACAGGCGCAGACCACGCAGCGCAATTACGTTGCGCAGGCAGTGCGCACAACGGCCATCAGCGAGGCGGCCGCAACGGTCACCAGTCTGCCACAGCCTGCAAACCGGACTGTCACGCGCCAGCAGGACCCGCAGCAGCCAGTCACTGTATCGCATCCTGCCGTCAGCAACATACGGACTGATTCAGGCAGTGCGGTTTCAGATACTGATACCACAGCGACAGCTACCGTTTCCGCATCTTCCGGCGTAACCACCTCTCTTGATAACAGCACCGTCATTTCCTGGGATGATCTCGCGCAGGTGCGTGACAGTCTCAATGAGGCCATTGACCTTGAGATGGAGCGCGTTTCAGATGACGGACTTTACCAGGCGCTGGTCACCGTGCGAACAGATGTTAATCGCGATATCTCTGCACGCCTTGAGCAGGTCGAGCGCATGACGGAGCGCACACCTTCACAGGTGACGCCCGCTCTTGTGCTGGCCGCCGACTGGTACGACTCAGCCTGCCGCGCTGGTGATATTACCGCGCGTAACGTCATCCGCCATCCCGGCTTCGTGCCGGTTCAGTCACTGAGGGTGCCGGTGCGATGAACAACACAGTTATTTTACGGGTAAACGGTCAGGAGTGGGGCGGCTGGACTTCGGTCCGGATCGCGGCCGGTATTGAGCGCATCGCCCGAGACTTTACCGTTGAGATTACCCGCAGCTGGCCGGGCGACACCGACCAGGCAAACCGCAGCAACCGCATTAAAAACGGTGACCTCGTCGAAGTGCTGATAGGCACCGATAAAGTGCTGACCGGCTACGTTGAGGCGACGCCGGTCAGGTATGACGCACGTAGCATCAGCGTGGGAATATCAGGGCGCAGCAAAACTGCTGACCTCATCGACTGCTCAGCCACGCCGTCACAGTATGCGGGTCGTTCGCTGGCGCAGGTGGCTGCAGAGCTGGCGAAGCCGTTCAGCATTACAGTGGTGGATGCGGGTGGCGCATCCGGTGCGCTTCAGGGAATTCAGGCCGACCAGGGCGAAACGGTCATGGACGTGCTGAACAAGATGCTCGGACTGCAGCAGGCGCTGGCGTATGACAACGCGCAGGGCAATCTGGTTATCGGTGGCATCGGCAGCCAGCAGGCGCATACAGCGCTGGTGCTGGGTGAAAACATTCTTTCCTGCGACACCGAAAAGAGCATCCGGGACCGCTTCAGCGACTATCAGGTTTCCGGGCAGCGTAAGGGTAATGACGATGACTTTGGCGAGGCCACGACTACGGCTATTCGTTCAAAAACTATTGATGGTGGCCTGAAGCGCTACCGCCCGATGATTATCCGTCAGACCGGCAACGCCACCACAGCAACCTGTAGCGCCCGCGCGGAGTTCGAGATGCGGCAGCGAGCTGCACGTACCGATGAGGTCACCTACACCGTGCAGGGCTGGCGGCAGGGTGACGGCTCACTCTGGCTGCCTAATCTGCAGGTGATCGTCTTTGACCCCATCCTGGGCTTTAACAACCGGCAGATGGTGATCGCTGAGGTGACCTATCAGCAGGATGAAAACGGGACCGTGACCGAAATCAGGGTCGGGCCGCCGGATGCCTATCTTCCTGAACCAGCGAAGCCCGGCAAGCGTAAGAAAAAGAAAGAAGAGGATGATTTCTGATGGCTAATCCGATTTCAGGTATGGGCCGTGCGCTGTCAAACCTTCTGGCCCGCGCCGTGGTTCGCGGACTGAACACGGCTACAAAGTGCCAGATGCTTCAGGTTGAAATGGCTGGGGGCGAGGGGAAAAGCGATATAGAACATATGGAGCCTTATGGCTTTACCGCAGCGCCGCTTACCGGTGCAGAGGCCGTGGCCGCCTACTTTGACGGGGATCGATCTCACGGTGTGGTTCTGGTCGTCTCTGACCGTCGCTACCGCATTAAAGATCTTAAGTCCGGTGAGGTGGCGGTTTATGACGATCAGGGTCAGTCGGTCACACTCACCCGTGAAGGAATCGTCGTCAACGGGGCGGGCAAGCCGATCACCTTTACCAATGCGCCGAAAGCGCGGTTTGAAATGGACATCGAGTCGACTGGCGAGATCAAAGATAAGTGCGATTCTTCCGGCCTGACCATGTCAGCGATGCGCGTGGCTTACAACGGTCATACACATAAAGAGAACGGCTCCGGCGGCGGTACCACTGACGCGACACCGCAGAAAATGGTGGCGCCATGATTATTGTGATTAATGGCATTCAGCGTGACGTGACGTGGCCACCTGACCCTCTGACGCGCGCAGTAGTTATCTCGCTATTCTCCTGGCGAAAGGCTGAGCCTGACGACAGCCCGGAGCAGGATAACGGCTGGTGGGGCGACAGCTTTCCGACCGTACAGAATGACCGAATTGGCTCACGCCTTTACCTTCTCAGCCGCACGACGCTCACCAATAAAACGCCGCTCAAAGCCCGAGAATACATCAGCCAGGCCCTTCAGTGGCTGGTGGATGACGGCGTGGCGGTTCGGGTGGACGTGAAGGCCGAGCGGACCGGGATTAACACACTCAGTGCTTCAGTAGTTATCAGCCAGAAAGACGGCAACCGCACGGCATTTTCCTTTGACGATTTATGGAGTGAACTTAATGGCTGACAGTGGATTTACCCGCCCGACACTCCCTCAGTTAATCACCACCGTCCGTAACGATATTCTCACCCGCCTGGCTGCAGACACCACACTGGCCGCATTGCGCCGTACCGATGCAGAAGTTTATGGACGGGTCCAGGCGGCGGCGGTGCATACCGTGTATGGCTACATTGACTATCTGGCGCGCAACCTTCTGCCTGACCTTGCGGATGAGGACTGGCTGACTCGCCACGCCAACATGAAGCGATGCCCGCGAAAAGCGCCTACAGCAGCAACTGGTTATGTGCGCTGGGATGTGCCAACGAGCGGCATCCCTGTTCCTGCCGGTGTCACAATTCAGCGCGACGATCTCGTTTCATTCACCACGACAGCTAAAGCTACCTCGGCGGGTGGCGTTCTGCGCGTGCCGGTTGTCTGCGATACGGCAGGAAAAGCGGGCAACACCGATGATGGACTTGCTATGCGATTGGTCAGCCCGATTACAGGCCTGACCTCAGCTGGCGTGGCGGACAGCATTCAGGGTGGCGCTGACGTTGAGGATTTGGAGGTCTGGCGCGCACGCGTGATTGAACGGTGGTACTGGACCCCACAGGGCGGCGCTGACGGTGATTATGAAGTCTGGGCTAAAGAAGTGGCTGGCGTGACACGCGCATGGACTTACAGGCACTGGAGCGGTCGGGGAACGGTAGGCGTTATGGTGGCGAACAGCGACCTCATCAATCCAATCCCTGACGCTGCTACCGTCTCAGCCGTAAAGACATACATCGAACCGCTTGCCCCGGTGGCCGGAGCCGATATCTACGTGTTTGCTCCCACGCCTCACACCGTTAATTTCCAGATTCGACTCAACCCGAACACCGCAGCAGTGCGCTATGCCGTTGAGGCGGAGTTGCGTTCAATGATGCTGCGCGATGGCGGGCCTGAAAGCGTGCTGAAGCCGTCCCGCATCAGCGAGGCGATCAGCATCGCAACGGGTGAATACAGTCATACGCTGGTCAGCCCGACGACTGATATCACCATTGGGAAAGGTGAAATAGGTGTGATGGGGACAATCTCATGGACTTAACGGCGCAGTACCGGCAGATGCTTGGGGCACTGCTGCCGCGTGGCCCAGCGTGGGACAGTGACGACGTGTTGCTGACTAGCCTGGCACCCTCGCTGGCAGCGGTGCATGGGCGCGGTGATGCTCTGATGCTGGAAACGGACCCACGTTCAGTGACAGAGCTGATTGACCGTTATGAAAGTATCAGCGGACTGCCCGACAGTTGCGCGCCTTCAGGCGTTCAGACGCTGCAGCAGAGACGCCAGCGGCTGGATGCAAAGATAAATCTGGCGGGAGGCATTAATGAAGCTTTTTATCTGGCTCAGCTAGAGGCGCTGGGATACGCGGGCGTATCTATTACCCGCTACAACAAGAGCCAGTTCACCTGCATGTCTGCCTGCACCGACTCACTTTACAGCGATGAATGGCGCTACTACTGGCAGGTGAATATGCCCGCATCCACCCAGATTACGCCGATGACGGCTATCAGTAACTGTACGGACAGCCTGAGAATGTGGGGTGATACCATCGCGGAATGCGTCCTCAACAAGCTTGCACCCTCACACACCTACGTTATTTTCAGATACCCGGAGTAAACATGCATCGCATTGATACATCGACTGCCCAGAAGGATAAGTTCGGGGCGGGTAAAAACGGCTTTACCGGCGGCAACCCGCAGACGGGGGAATTGCCGACCGCGCTTGATCAGGATTTCTTTGACAGTGTTCAGGAAGAGCTCTGCAACCTGATAGAACAAGCTGGACTCACCCTTCAAAAAGGCAAACGCACTCAGCTTACTGAGGCAATAAAATCTCTCTTTTCCTCGGGGCGTTTACTTCAGATTGTAGATTTCACTGCTTCCGGGACTTATCCCAAAAACCCCAAAGCTTCATTCATCATTGTCGAGGTAACTGCAGGTGGCGGACCGGGAGGATCAACCCCAGCAACTGGATCACAGCAGGTTGCGGCTGGTGCTGGAGGTGGCGCGGGGGGAACTGCTATCTCCAGGCTCAATAACGCTGACATTCCCGCCACTGTGGATGTGATCGTTGGTAAGGGCGGGACTGCCCTTACAGGAACCAATGGTACACCAGGGGCCAGCAGTTCTTTTGGTTCTTATCTTTCAGCTACAGGCGGGAGTTTCGGCGCAAATGCTACACCTGTAACTCAGGGAGAAAACCAGATGACTTATAACGGCGGAGGCGGTGATGCCACTGGCGGTAATCTGGAAAATATTCGTGGTGGCTGTGGCGTAGCTGGTTTCGTTCTGAAGTTCGGTTATGAATCTGGCGAAGGTGGCAGGTCACATATCTCTGCAGGTGGCCCTTCCATCATTACTATAGGATCGACCACAGCTGGCATCGCTGGGCGTCGTGGTTCTGGTGGGAGCGGTGCATTTGCTGGCAACAATTCCGTCCCAACGCTGGGCGGCAATGGCGGCGACGGTCTGGTTCGTGTCTGGGAGTTTGCATAATGAATAACGGTTACGCTTTAATCAAAGATGGGCTTGTGCAAAACGTTGTGGTCTGGAACGGCGAGGGTGATCTCTTTTCTGAATTTGAAACATACGAAATCCCGGATGGTGTTGCGGTAGGGCCGGGCTATACGGTTACAAAAAAAGGCAAAGAGCTTGTCTTTACTGCTCCGGTTATTGTGAAATCGCCAGAAGCGCTGGCTATGGAAAATATGTTTCTCGCCAACCAGGAATATGATCGCGCCTCATCAAAGATTACCGCTCTGCAGCAGCAAATTGACGATGAAGATTACTCCACCGATACCACTGAAGAATCAGTTAAGGCACTGAAATCCAACTGGACCAATTACCGTAAATCGCTGCGGGCGTACATCGCAGCTGTTGATGGTACTGTTGATTTACCTAAAGCACCTGTTGCATAAAAAGCCCGGCGACCGGGCAATTACTCTGCCGCTCCTGTCTGAGCGCTGTACGGGGTGATTTTTTCAGGGAAGGCAACTTCTGAAACCGGCGCTAGGCGGTAGACAAAAAAGCCCGCTAAAGCGGGCTTAATTTACATCAAGTACAATTGGGTCTTTCGACTTGAACCCGGGCTTCCTCATAACGGTAATAACATTCTGTATAACAATGGTTTTCCCGTAATCCAGTTCATGCACAATTGCACAAGGAAAGTGAAGATTGCTTTTATTGCACTTGATGGTAAAAGTTGTGCCTTCTTTATAACCAAGGATTGTCTTCAGGTACTTGTTAAAAAAGGCTCTGAAAACATCCTCAAGCTCAACGAGGGCTATTGCCGGATTGTTTCTAGCGTCGTTGAGCCTTTCGTATGCGGCGTGAAAAGAGAAGTGAATTTTTGCAGCATCCTCCTGCAAAATGTCATTGATTTCACCCTCCAAATCTATGATTTGTTGCTCTGTGATAGTCATAGATAGCGAGCTGTCGCCTCATTTAATTTTTGGTTCAACTCTTCGTCATTGCATGCATGAACCGTAGTTACGTACTTACTTTGGCGCAGGGTTCCTACGCGTACGTCAAACTCTTCATTATCGAATGAATCAACGAAGACAGCTTTGCCGCTTTCTTCATCATAGAAAGAAGCGTAGTTTTGCTCTAAGAGCATATCAAATTTGAACATGTGACCTCCAAATCTTAGAAAATCTGACCAAAGCTTTTGCTTTAGCGTGAATCCAAGACCCAAGCATCCTTATCTGTCAGTTACCAATCTGCTAACATTTTATGCAGTCGGCGTCATATCCGCAAGTAATACCGTCGTAAAGACCAAACAAATAAGACGATGATTACCCTAAGTGATCCCCTAATGCATGAGATTGTGTCAAAGGTACATTCTGCCTAACATAGAGCATTATCGGCAGTCCCTTGCTCACCTTTACACGAGATTTAAGGCCATAAATGCTACGCAGTCGAAGCTTATGTGCTGCTGGAGAGGTAGCAAGCGTCGTCCCTTTATGACTAATAAGTTAATTTTTTACAAAACTTATTGCCTATCAAAGGCTTTACAATTTAGCCAACAGCTTCGGCTTGATCAGATCCACTGCTCGATATTACTGTTTATCTATACAGTGTTTATCGGAGGAGGATTTATCATGCCACGCGACTACGAAATCAAAGACGCTTTTGTCAGCGCTATCAAACGAGAGCCATCAGGCCGATATGTAGTAACCACTCAGGAGTTTGTGCATCAGCTGGAGCGAGTTAACTGGCACTTTAGCCTGCGCGAGGCCAACCAGTGGATAAAAGCGCACACCTGTACATTTAAGGACATTTCCAGCCAAGAGGGTGAAGCCAAGACATACGCTCAGTTCAACCCGAACGGGGGAATCTGACATGGGCTTTCCATCACCGGCAACGGACTATGTTGAAAAGCGAATAGACCTGAACGACGTCCTGATGCCTCACCGAAACAACATGATCATGATTGAGACGCCAGATGGTTTCGTGCTGGCTGACAAATCACTGGAGCCAGTGCCAGGCGATAAGGTCGCTTTCCAGTTCGGTGAGTATTCACAAGTGGGTAGATTGTTCAGCACAGGGATTATCACCCAAGACGGTGAGACGATAGATGGAGAGGGGCTGGAAGGGATTATAGTACTGGGAAAGGTTACAGCAGAGGTGCGGGCTGTTTATGAGCCTTACAGGCCTACAATTTGAACCTGTAGACACGTTCTCTCCCCGATCAAAAAAGCAGCCAAAATGGCTGCTTTTTTTATTGAAAATAATATTTTTTAACTAATGATTACATGCAGAAGTAATCATTAGTGTTTTTCATCTGATTCGTCTGTTGGTAGGGTTCCAGCTTCTTGCTCAGTTCCCTCATCGTGTCGATCGCTTGGCGTGTTAGATTTCTGCCCTGCTGGCTCTGCTGTTCCAGAATCTGATTCAGAGTCTCCTTTTCCTTCTTCAGGTCTGACTTCATCATCTTGTGAATCCTCTGTGTTGATTGGTGTCACCTCGTGCTCTGGAGGGGGTGACAAATCCCTAACTTCTGGTGAACCTGATACTGATAGCTCACCGTTAAAAATCTTTTCAGCAACTATGTCATACAACATTAGGGAAAAGCCCTCGGGGCTTTCAACGTCGTTAAAAAGCTCACGGGCTTCTTTTCTGTCTATGACAAATCCGTGGGCTGGATAACCAGCAATTAGCCTGCTTAAGGACGCTTCCTTCAAGTTTTTCGCATGACTATTCAGTCGGTTGCCATATGACAGTGCAATGTTCATCGCTCTCTGATGCTCACCCAATTTTATAGGATCAATCTGGGCAGCCATTGGTGAAATTAGCGATTCTGCCAATTTAGCAGCGATATCTGCAGACATCTTTGTGCTGAGCTGATTCCTATATTTTATGTCAATAATATAGGATCTAAAGGCCGATAAAGCACAATCTTTTAGCTCATCAAGAGCCGTTGCTATCACCAAGCCTGAGCTTAGCTCCCCCATTTCATCATTTTTCTTTAACTGAATGTCTAAGGGACCTAGCTCGCCCATGTCACCAATAATGAGCTTATGAGCTGCAACTGCCATGAGAGTACCGGCACTTTTACAAGGTCCAGCTACAAGAATTGTTATGTGCTTATAGTTGTGCTGTAACGCGCGACCGATTCTATACCCAGCGCTAGGATCTCCGCCATAGGTAGCAACGCAGAATAGGACATTTTCCTTGAGACCATGTTCATTTTTTCTTTGCTTAATAGCATTGGTGACGTCTAAATGGCCGTCTCTATGAACATCACCTATGTAGATGTAAACGTCATGTGGTTCCATATCATATCTCGTCTGCCCCTGGAAAAATGAACGACGAACCAGTCTGTGCCAGTTTCGTGAGATGACATATTTTTCGGCATTGATGATACGAACTTTACTTAAATTTGATGTTTGGTCATAAGATTTTGGATATGAAACTTATGGTCAGTTTTAGTCCAACCGATATGCAGGAAGCATATGAATTAACTACCTTGTGTACATATAAGAGTACATTAAATGGGTTTTATTTTTAATTAATTGCAATAAAATCAATTATTTGTTTTTTTTGTTTGTTATATCCATTTAACTAAGAGGACAGCGGCGCGCAGTATAGCGCAAACAGGCCGTGAGATTCACTACGTCGCCGTCCGTTTGCTCATTCCGCCAGCAATTCCGGTTTTCTGCACGCGCTAACGTTACGTGCAGAAAGCGGAAACAGCTGTACTGAAGTCCGGGATGTCATCCAGACTGAAGCGGCACCCCGACTCTTAAATCTTCACTCCCTCTTTACAGCAGCCACTTCCAGTAAACGTTTTTCAGACGCCCGCCTGGCAAATCGCCTTCAGCAAACAGACCAGAAAGGCAGACAGAGCGGTTCAATCTGCTCTGCCTGCCCTGGATTTACTCAGCCTTTTCCTGCTCTTCGCGCTGGCGACGTTTCT